GTCGTGGTCTGAACATTGGTTCCCGAGAGCGTGCCGGTGATAGCCGGAAGCACCGTGTTGTAAGGCCCGATGGTTGCGGTCATGGATTCACCGCTTTCCAATGTGGCCGTGAATGTCACGACATCGCCTTGCTCGGCACCGAGCTGAACGCTGTTGAGGAAGAAGTCGCCGGTTAGGGTGCCGATGCCGGAGATCGTCACCACGCATTCTTTGAGAAGAGCGGTAGAAGCAGAGCCAACGCTATCAACCAGAAGCGCATCATTTTTCAACACGCCTTCCACTTCAAGCGACACCGAACGGAGACCGGCATCGGCAAGCATGGTGCGCCAGCCGGAATCATCCTTGTCGGTGATGTCGAGTGGCTCATTATTGATCGTGACACTATCAGCTCGAGCGCCGACGATATTCGATCCGGCTCGGCTAATCCTCACTGCTCGGCCTGAAATAGCCATGCTTCATCCTCTTGGTTTGGCCGAATTATATCACGGAAACTAGGCAATCCACAATACACGGTACAGGATCAAGGCACGCTTGGTCTTCCCATCCGGGTCTTTCGAAAAATTGCAAGAATCGAGTTCCGTGGTGATGTGGGTCACGCCGGAAATGGAAAGGGGCTGGCGACGAAGCCGGTTGTCTACGGCATCGACCACGGCCTTGAGATCAAGCATTGATGTGGCCCGATCCCATACGTCAATTTGCACCACCGCCGATCCGCCGAGATCATCCTTGCTGTCGAACGGATTGATAGTGTCACCGCCTATAGTGATAAACGGGAAGGCGGATTCTAGCTCCGAATCGGCAGCTTGTGGCACATCCGAGAAGATGGCAACCAGTGGGCTGTAATAGGTGCTCAAGAGGCTCGTGACGGATGAATCATTTAGCCGCGTATAGATTGCCGTTTGGAGGTCATCGGATTTCATTTTGTGGTTTTCTCCGCGCGGGCCTTGGCTTTGGCGATGGCGATGTTTACATTCTTCAACATGTTAGGTATGCGCTTTTCGACGTTAGGAACCCAAGCAGGTCGTGGCGCAATTTTAAACGTGCCGAACTCAAGATAATATGAATATGGCAATTCGCTGCCAATCTTAAATGATGTTCCTGTTTCATGAAAGTATAGAGATCGAAGAAGCGATCCGGTGTCGTTTGCCGGTGCTTGGCCGGGAGCCGATGATTGATGCCTCAATGATAGATTTTGTTTCCCGCTTGCATTGAAAACTGCAACAATCGGCCCATCTTCCGCGCCACGCCTTACGGTCATAACCTTATCGCCGGGAATACGATAATAAACATGTCCCGTCTTCGGCCCTTGCGTGATCGAATTTCTGACGCCGGTCAATGCTTGACTAGCAGTTGCTTTCATGATCAAGGCAAGCGAGGCACCAAGGTCTTTCCCATAGGCCCGCAAGGCCGCGTTGACCTCTTTCAGCCCCTTGATCTCGACCTTGACATCCCTCACGCCGCCACACCTCCATCAACGTCGATCTGAAGCCACTTGTTGGCGAACTCCATGTTGTCGATGAAGCGGATGTTATGAATGCGGTTACGGATTCGCACGCGGTCGCTTTCGAGCAAGGCTGAGGTATAGCGCACCACAAGGCGAAGCCGAACCGTGGCTTCTACCCGATCATGCGAATATCGCTCCGAGCCGCTCGTGGGCATCACGTGCGCCCGCGTCGGCGCGCCCGATACCGTGGCCCATGATTCCGTCTGGCCCCCCGCGCCGTCGCTTGTGAGCGTGCGCCGTTGGAATGTCACCGGCTCCTTGAGCTTGCCAGAGTTCATATCGCAACATTTAATCATCGCGGGATAAACTCCATGATGTCCATGCCGATGGAAACATCTACCGTGCTTGCCGACACAGATGCTAAAAAGCCAAAGTCCGTCAACGGCGGAAAATGCAACGGCGGATCGAATTGCACATCTATCAAGCCTGAGCTTTGGGGAAGTTCAAGAACCATCACCATAGGCGAATAAGGCGCGGCAGTCTGAAGGATGTTTTCGCGCTTGAACATCACAATGTTTGCCTTTTTATCGGCATCGCTTGAAACGGTGATGTTCATCACTACCGCCGCCTTGGTGCGCGGCGTTGTATGCACGGCGATTTCTGATTGGCCTTTGCCGAGCGTGCCATCTACAATGCTGGCCCAATCCTCCGTGCCCGCTGCGTTTTCAATCGTAATGGTCCCGGCTTGGCTTCCCGCCGTCTGACTTGCATAGGTGCCAGAGGACGCAATGACGGCTTGCGTCAAACGAATGAAGGTTTGAGCCGTCGCCGCACTTGCCGAAGCCCCCGCTGTTGCAATGGTCTCGGTGATCACATCGCCGGAAGCATTGATGCCCACAAGCGTAATGGATCGAGCGCCGGAACCGTTGGCCGTATCATTTGCGTTTCCACCGGCCTTTACTCTTAGGGCAGTTGCACCCGTTGATTGCGGCGTCCGATAGAAGCCTGATCTTGTTACAGGAGTATACGACGAACCAATAGCCGTGTTCCGTCCAAATCGAAAGAACCCGGCACATCCTGGGGCTAGACCACGCGCAACGTCAAGGCCGGATGGAAAAGTCACAACGCCTCCTTAAACCTTCATCGGCTTATATTGCGCCATGATACCAGCCGCGCCGGAGGCATCATAGGCATCTTTCGGGTCGCAATCATCGCCTCGATGACTATAAAGGAAGGCCGCGAGCTGCTTGACGGCACGCTTCATGGTGCTTGGCACGGCTGCCGCATTGGCATAGCCCGCAACATAGATCACTTGAATTGCATCATTAGCACGCAAGGCAACCGGCCAAGTCTGGCCTCGCTTGAGCGTCAAGCGCCCCGGCGTCTGATAGGTGTCAACGTCGAATGTATCGGCAACCGTGACCACCGTGGCGTTGCTATCCTCATCATAGACCGTGACCGATGTGATAGACACCAACGGCCAACGCGGGACCACAAGGCTTTGAATGGTGCTGGTGCGGTAAAGTTCCGTGATCGACATCTCGCGCACACCATCCCACCAAGCTTCGCCGCCAGACGGCCAACGGTCGAGCGAAAGCCTCCATGACTGGCTGATAAAAGCAAGGCCCGTCATATTCTCGATCTCGGTGCGGGCATCCGTGATCAAGGCATTGGCCTCGGCATCAGGAAGCTCGGTCGAATCGGTGCGAAGATGCGTGCGAAGCTCCGATGCCGTCACCGGCTCTGTAGCGGGTGCCGATGTGAGGACCGAACCACGGAACTGATAAAACGGTACGGCGGCGCGAAGGCTCATGGATTAGCCCTTCTTGGTTTTCTTCTTAGGCGAAGTCTTGGTCTCTTCCGGGATTTCGGCCTTTGCTTCAAGGGACGGGGCTTCTGCAATTTCGATAGCGGCACCTTCTGCCATTGCCAGCGTTGCGAGTTCGCCTTCCAGGATCGTGTTCATTTCAAAGCGCACCACCGTATGGCCTTCCGGCGCACACGTGAACGGGCGAATAAGTTTAACCTTCATTTCATTCCTCCGTGATTACGGGAGTATAGTAGCTCATCCCACCCGCCCAGATGCGCCGGGGGTTGTCTACGGTGGCGGGGTCTACCCACTCGACGTCGGGTCCGCCTTGAGCCAGCACGGCGAGGTCGTGGCCCTGCTGGACGTAGCCCTCGGGCACGGGGTCGGGGAGCGGGCCGGACACCTGAGTGACACGGACGTTGACGTGGTGCCGATCATCCATCACCGCTGGCGTGACGATCTCGCCGTCAGGGCCGATCACCGCAGGGGTCACGACGATGCTGCCGATCTCGTCGATGTAGCAGCCAAGCGGGTATGTGTTTTCGCCATCGGTTGCGGTTAAGCCCATGTCGGAGGCGTAGGCGTCCCAAGCGGCCTTGGTGTCGGCGCGGTACATGAGGTCGTTAGACATTATGCGGTCCTCGCTTGGAGTTCAGCGTTGCTCAGGCGGCGGGGTATGTACGTGATCTGGCGGATGTGGCCGTTCATTTGGAAATTGTTTGCAAACGAAGAGCCAATGCCAAGTCTGTTTGCTGGTGCGGATATAGTTGTTCCAACACTGCTGACTGATCCGCCGTTTCTGACAGCACCGTTGCTTGAACCGTCATACGCAATTGCAACCTTTTGCACGGTACCTACTGACGCCGTGCCCAACGAAGCAAATGACCCATCTACATACGCGCGAACATCTAGTGTGTTGACGGGCTGATAGAACAGCAAGCCATTTGCTGAGGCAGAGGCCGAAAGTTCCGCAATGGTCCCGCCACTTGGTCCGCCAACTCCCAAAAGACTTGCGCTTACAACGAGAGAAGACGCGCTCGCCGAGTACGGAAACTGACTGGTTGCCACGCTCGCCACATCGGCAAGGCGCTGGACGCCCATTGCGGTGTTTACATTTGGAATGTAGCTGGTGGCGAAAGAACCGGCTTCAAGTTGAGCGCCCCATACAAGAATGCCGCTGGTACCGTCTCCGGTATAGGTACGGTCTCCGTCTGCCTCACCAATCGTAATGTCAAAGCCAGCCGCATTGCTGGCCGCAACACAGGTGAAGCCAATCCTATACCATCCGTTTCCAACGGAGCGAATGAAGGGATTTGTAGGCGTCCCTACAGTTGTGCCAGACACGCCAGTCGTGAGATTGAAATAAACACCGTGGTTCTGTATATCATTGAGATATACAAACGTTCGTCCAGCGGCTTTTACATACGCACTGAGAGTATATGTCGTTCCAGACGTTGCAAGACTAGCACGAGAAACGCCGTGGACCACATTAGAGGTCGTATCTTCAATCAACTTGTCTGCCGTGCTTGTGCCGTCAGGTGCCAAGCCAGCATTTGCCATTCCGGTTGTGACAAGGTTTGTCTTTGTCCAGTAGCCGTCATCAAACTCAGCCGACCTTTGAAGCAGATTAGTCCTCGTCTCCTCAACGAGAAGCCCCCTCGCCGCAAGAGTTGATCCATCAAAATCCAGCCTCGGCCCATGCGCGGCAGCAGCAGACGGAGCGGCACCGTAGGAGCCTACATAGGGGTCGAGAGAGGCGCTGTCGGAGAGCTGCGCGCCCCAGAGGTAGATGCCACTTACGCCGTCTCCGGTGTATTGAACTCCATAAGCGTCAAGCGTTGCGCCAGTTGACGGGTATCCGATTATCGTAACAGTCGGTGTTGATGCCATTCCAGATAGAGAAAGCGAGCAGCGATACCATCCATCGCCGACAGCTGTAATCGCAGCCGACACAAAACTAGCGCCGCCAGTTGTACCGGCCACAACAGCCCCAGTTGCTAGATTAAAAGCGGCGCGGAACTGAGCGTTTACGATATCAGTGACGTAGCAAAGAGAGTACTCAGCTGCCTTTGCGTAGAACGAAAGCGTGTGTGGAGCCGTAGTAACAGTTACAGCCTGTCGCAAAGCATGATAACCTGCGGCGGCAGACGCCACTATTTTGTCAGCCGACAATGATCCATTAGGCGCAGCAACAGCATTCGCGACAGAACCCGATCCAAATGCAGCAATTAGATTTTTTACCCACGCCGCATTTTCGAACGCCTCGCTCCAGCCCAACAGGTTCTTGGCCGTGCTCGGGTTATACATCGGGTAGGCAGAGGCATTCGCCTGCATGCCGCCGAGGTCGCTGCGGTACAGATGGGCGCCCCAAGCAATCACGTTGCCGCTAGACGCAAGGAGAAGCGCGATGGTGCCAGCAGCAGTCGTAGTGACATTTGCAAGCGTGCAAAGATACCAGCCGTCAGGAAACGGTGTAATGGATGACGTCCCGCCGCTGAAAGTTCCGCCACCACCAGAGGAGTTTGCAACAGCGCCAGCCGCGCCGCTTCCCGTCAACGTGAAGGTTGCGCGGCGGCCTGTCGAAGAGCCGCCATCGAAGAGGAAAGTCACTGCCGTAAGAGTGCCAGCCTTGACCCAACATGAGAACGTGCTGGTGCCTACGGGAATGGGGCTGCTTAGATAGATAGTTGCATCAGTGCTCGTAGTCGCAATCGTATCGGCGGTCGTCGTTCCGTTTGGCGCGACAGTGCTGTTTGCCGTGACGGTCGTTAGATACTTGCTCCAAGCATCAAACTGCTCGCTCGCCAGCAGCAGATTATGCGGAGCCCACTTGATGCGGCCATCCGCGTCCGTCACGGTCGCTAGGCTGCCGCGCGAGAAGGTGATGAAGGAGGAGGCTTTGCCTGTCGTTGTTGTCGGCATTAGAGAGTCCTCACCGCGTAGGTGTTGGAGATGTAATCCATCGCAAAGCCTTGAGGCTCCGCAC